AAGCCTGAGACTATTTATTTAACTTTTAAACGTTTTGTAGAAGAATTCCAAAAAACAGGATGGATAACCTATGATTCTTTGAGATATATTTATCGAAATAGAAATACTAATGGTTTTTCAGATGCTTTTAAAAGGCCAAATAAAAGAATTTTAATTGATGTGAATAAATTTTGGGATATAGTTAGAGAAAAAGGGAATTAAAAATGGTTGATTGGAATATTATTTTACAAATAACTGTACCCATTTTGGGGGGGATTTTTTGGATCATTACTCGAATGGACAAAGGATTCAAAGATGTTAATGATAAAATTAATAAGATCGACTCTCGCCTTTCCCGATTGGAAGGAAAATTTGATGAAAGAGGTTATTGGGAATCTAGAGATGAAAAATAGGAGAATAAGATGGATTGGGTAAAAAAACATGTAGATACGGTCATCATTCTCGGGGGAATTCTCACTTCAGTTTTGTGGATGAATGGTAAGTTTAATCAACTTGAAAAAGAAGTTGCAGTAGTAAAAACGGTATTAATAATGAAAGATATTTTGCCAAAAGAGCTTGTCAAAAATCATGAAGTAAAAAAATAGGACAATACCATGGAATGGGTTCAATTTATTATATTTTTTTTAGGAGTTTTTGGTCTATTTATTTGGAACCGAACAGAAGGAAGGGCAGATGCACGCCATATGGATTCAAAATTACAAGCAAATAGAGATTTAATTTTAGCTATGCATGATGAAATGAAAGATTTTCATTATAGGCTTTTAGAAATAGAAAGAGGTAGAAAATAATATGGACTGGCTTCAAGTTTTAGCAATTATTGCTGGTAATTTAGGAATCATTATTCCTCTATTTCTATGGATTCGAGGAGAATCAAATGCAGATAGAAGAGAAACACAAAATATTTTAAGAGAAGACCGCAAGGATTTTTTCACATTAATAACAGAAATTAAAGATGAAATGAAAGATTTTCATCATAGACTTTTGGAAATAGAAAGAAGTAGGAAATAAAACAAAAAATAATAAAAGGAGATTATTATGATTTTTTGGGCTATTATAATAGGAAGCTGCATTATAGCTTCTTCAATTAATAAAAATGGTTACTACGAAGACGATGAGGGCTATGATGGATATTATGCCCCCTACACTTATGATGATGATTGAGATAATTCATCGAAAATATCGGGATCTTTTTTTTCAATTTCATTTTCTATTTTTTTGATATTTTTAAGAAATCCCGATTTATTTTCATTTACAGCATCTTTTAACATATTACCATAAAACCTTCGTAAAGTAGGATTTTTGAACATTCTCGTAAGAAGCTCCCCCCCTTTGAAAGCAGCATAGCCAGGAACAGAAATTTTTAAAGAAGCGGGTTTAAATAAAGCTTCGATAATTAATAAGCTTTCTTTGTTTAATTTTCCAAAAGGAATATGTCGATTAATCCAATTACTCACTCTTTTACTTTGCTGAAACCCTCCAAATGCTTCATTGGCGGCTTTATAATGTTTTAAAAATTTTGGGTTTTCTTTTCCATATCTTTCAATGGTTTCATCTAAAAAATGAGAAATATCATTAATTTTAGTGCGCGCGTATTTTTGTCCACTTTTCCCTTTTACCTCATCGAAAAGACCGCTTCTTAGTTCATTGATTTTTATCTTTGCAGCGACTGCATCTTCAACACGCATTTCTCCATCTCTGATAATTTTTTTAAGATCTTTTAGTGGTTTTTCTACAAATTTTTGAGAAGGGGTTTCAACTCCTCCTTTCCTAAGCTGAGAATTAAGCTTATCTAATTGTCTATCTAATTTATTTGCATTTAAACGAGTTCTGGGAGGAACTGATTCTTCTGCCAATTTATACTGTTGGGTCCAATATTTTTTAACATTTCCTCGTCCTGCTAACCCAGATAAAAAAAAGGCTCCTAATTTAGCTATTGCTTGTCCTTTCTCTTGAAATCCCATTTTTTTTGCTGCTTCGGCACCAACATTACCAACGATGGAAGTTCCAATAGATCGCATAAAAGGAATTTTTCCTTTTACTGGAATAGCAAGAACGGCTGCGTCGGACACAATATCATCAATAAAAGATTCAACAGGAGATTGAGCGGTTACTTTTTCTCCAAATAACTTTGTTGAAATTTTTTTTAATTCTTCCGAACCAGGAAAACCGGGTCTTTTTTCTTGGGTTTTTAAAGGAGGCAGCCCTATTTTTTCACGAATTTTGGAAGCCCCTTTTTCTAAACCGCGCGCTCCAATTTGTGCTGTTTGTAAAATGTCGGAAGGGAGGCCTAAGAGACTTTCCGTAATTCGAGAACCTGTACGCGCAACATGTCGGCCAATTTCTCTTAAAGGAGAAGGAGGAGGTTCATATTCTATTTGATCGAATATATCTCCCTCAGGAGCTTCTTCTAGAGAAATTTCATCAAATATATCAGGCATTAAAGATTAAACCCTCTTTTTTTAGCAATTTTACGAGCCTTTTCTTTATCTCCTCCAGCTTCTTGAAGAATTTCTAAAGCACTATTTCGACTTAACTGTCTGTCTGGAGCTCCTCCTAATAAAGATTTTATGCGTTGTTCATAGCTTTTTTCAAAAACTTTTGCCTCATTTTCAAGTTTTTTTCTTACTAAATGCTGAAAATTTCTTGGGATTTCTTTTCCCTGAGAAGTAAACCTGTTTTCTAACTCTAAAGCTATTTCTACTTCTTTTTCTTTTAAATCTGCCAGCCCTTTTAAGCCTTCAAAAATTAGTTTATTTGCCTGACTTTGATATTGTGGACTTACAAAAGCTCTCGTAATTTGTCTTTCAATAAATTGATTAGGGCGCCCGGTTAATCCAGCAAGAGAGCTCATTAAATATTGCTTAGAAGCGCTATTTACAATTTGTGCACTGGATGTTTTTAAAATATCTTTGTCAAATAAATCGGCAAGCGCATTTCTCCACGTATTAAAATCTCCCGTTTGCAATGCCCCTTCAACTTGAGCAAGCGCCATTTTTTCTTTCGGAATTTCTGCAGCTATATCCGAAATCCTGTCTAGATATTTTTTGTTTCTCTCAAAATTCCTTTTTTCTAGATCTCGACTATATCTTTCTTTTTCCTTTCGTGTTCTTCCTATTGGAGGCGACGGAATGTCTTCTATATCTTCATCAATCGATGTAAACGAAGGAGAGGCCAGAGATTTATCTAAAGGTCCTATTTCTCTTTCTTCTAATACTTTCCTTAATACTTCAGTTTGACCCCCAGTAGTTGCTGCAGCTGCTAATTTAGCTAAATCTTCAGGATAACCCTGTTGTTTAAAAATTTGCTCTTTTTCTTCTAGGGCTTTTTCATTATGGAAATCTTGAAGCCTTTGTTGCAATCCCCCAGCTATTCCCGTGCCTAAAGATTGGGCCAATAAAGATAGTGGAGATTGTTCTTGAGGAAGCATTACAAAGCTCATAAAAGACCTCCTAATTTACTTCCTATATGTTGTCCATAGGCTAAATTAATAGGAGAAAGAAAATCACTTAATATCCCAGGAGACCCTGGTCTAAACCCGGTTGTAAAAGTTGGCTGTAATCCCCGGCCCAATAGTCCTCCTAAAGCTCCAAATTGTTGTTGACTGCGCAGACCGGCTAATTTTTCAGATAAACTTTCTGCCGATCGAGTTAAAGCTTGCTGAAATCCAGATGATTTTTGTGCCCCTAAAGAAGTAAACCTTTCAGCAATCCCTGGTAATGTAGATTCAAAAAATTCTCTTCGATAAGGAGCTGCAAATTGTTCAAATCCCTTTTCACCAAAAAGCTCGCCTAACAACCCTTCCTGATCTCCTCCTTGTGTAAGAAGAGATAGCAATTGATTTTGCAGCTGTTCTTGCTCCGGGGTAAGTGAAGTAAATTTTTGTTGTGTAGGTTTTTTTGCGAATAATTGCGAAGCTAAGTTAGCTCCTCCTAATAATAAAGGAAGTAAAAGTGAAGACATGTTTTCTCCTTTTTTTTTAGAGTATTAAAAAAATTATTTACTTTCTAGATATCTTTCATTGTAATCAATTTTTTAGAAACTCTATTACGACAAGACCGGAAGTAATTTGGGGTGCTGTAGCACCATTAATGATATTGATGTTTGTAGCGTCTATATTCAGTTCAATTTGATCAGTAACAACTGTTGCGCTTGCATATGGAATAGGCCGATTATCAATTGTTGATGTTCTGACTGTCCCGTAAATATGAGTAAATGTTGTTGTGGTATTCGCACTTGTTATTCCATGAGCAATATTTAATGTCCCCCCAGTAGCTATTGTTCCTATGGAGAAAACTTTCCTATATGCAAACCTTTTTTTTTCTGGATTGGTAAGGTTAAAAAACTGCTGACCATTAAGTTGCTCTACTGTTTCAAAAGTTCCTATTTCTCTTTGATTAATTGCCTGAGCGACAGAAGTATAATTATCTGTTAAAACAATAATTCTCTGGGATTGATCTTCAGGAAAAACTTGTGTGGTGGGTAGAAAGGCAGATAAAGAATTAGAAGGCAAAAAACTCATTGAATTAACCGGATATTATCAGTTAAATAAAATGTCATAGCATGCAAAATAAATTCGCTAGAATTAATTTCTTCATCAAACATTTGATCATCATCAAATGTAAATTGTAATTGAAAATTTTGTGTAATTGAATATACAAACATTCTATGCCATATTTTTTCTTGATTAGCTTGAAATGGAATTAAATTTGTATTTTCTGGTCTAGTTAAAACTACATTATCACCTAATAATCCTTCATTATTTAAACTATTAGGATCATTTATAGAAATATTAGAATTTTCGTCGATAAATAAATTTACAGATATTTCTCCTTCTTCTGTTTTTTCTAACAAGAAATCCACATACCCCAAACGAACTTGAGCTCCCTGTGTATAATATGGAGAAAACCTCTTTGTTAAAATATTAATATTATTTAATACAGTTATTTGCCCCCCTCCCAAATAAGTTCCTCCGGCTAATAAATTAGTATCGACTAAATCAAAAGTATTTGCATCTATTCTTTCAATTTTATAAATAGTATCATTTAAAGTTGTTGGATTGGGCGATCCGCTTCCAATAATATTTGTAATTTTTATAAATTGACCAGACTGTAAATTATGATTTGGCACTGTTAGCCTTACAGGAGAAGCTGGAGTAATAGCTGTAATACTTAAAGAAACATCGTTGAAAATTTGACGATTTAAAACCTCTACATAACCCTGTTGATTGCCTCCAATAATATCAGGAAATTGAGATTGGATTAGGCCACTATTCCATGGATCATTCCAATCAGCCCATGAGGGATAGCCCAGTGTTGCCCATGTTAAATCAGACCCTCTTTGAAAATATCCGAAGCATGTAAAGCTATCATTAAATATTGCATACGTTTTATTAACATAATTATAAACTAAAATTTTATTTGGAAAGGTTGGGTTTTCTGATGAATTAGGAAAGCTCCAATAAACTAATTGTTGCTGATAATTTCGTATTCCATATACACGTTTGACACCATCATTGTCATTATTGATTGAAAAAACAACATCTGGAATTTGTTGGTCTATTCTTATTACATTTACACTATCATCGGTTGTAATTCCATAATTTCCTACTGCAAAAACACCTCTATCAAAAGGAATTAAGCTAAAAGTTGATTCAGCTCCAAGTTCGGTATTAATTTGTTGAACAACAAAAGGCAACGTTTCATTTCCAGTATAAATTACTTTCCATGATGATCTTTCACATTTAATAATTAATGTATCTTTAATGAATTCAGAAGAAATAATTGCTTCATTGGTGGGAATATCAATAAATCCCCCTCTTCCAACGATATCTTCACGCCAACCATTAGTAGTATCAGTGGGATCCCCGTTTTGTGAAAATCTTATTCTTTGAGCGAAATTTGTAGAACCCGCTAAGGTTGCTCCTTCATATGTATTTAGGGCTAACAAACGATCCTTATAAGGCAAGAGAATAAGGCATTGTTGTAAAAAATTTGTTGCGGGATTATCTAATGCAGGAGAAAAATTTGTCCATCCAACGCCATCGTAATATCGAATCGGATCACCAGTTGGTCCTGAAAAATTAGTTGCCCAAAATATATCGCCGTTTGCATTTTGATAATAATTTGTTGTCCAAAAAAAATCTGAATTAGAACCAGACCAAGTTGTTCCAGCTACTAACTCAATAAATTGACCGGCAGAAAATTGATAAGCATATTTTGTATCAAATGCAATTAATTCTTCATTATTAATTAATACCGAGCTTTCTCTTGTTCGCAGGCCCATTACAGGCAAGGAAGGACAATAACGCGCGTCTGCATCTACGGTTAGTCCCGCGCCTGGGGATGCCGTAAAATTTATTTCCACTGCTGTTGTAGAACTGATATAATTTATTACGCCGGATCCTGTAAATGGGCCCGAAATATGAGTTAGAACTCCATCGGTAACACTGTCTCGATAAATTGTTTCATTTGGATTTCCTCGATCAATTGTAATGGTTACCGATCCAGGAACAATTTCAGCGTTCGGTTCGGTTGCACGAACAGTGTTCAAAATATCTGCATCAGTATAAGTTGCTGTTCCATCAGTTACATCCATGGAAAGGGCCGTTAAGGAACGACATAAACGTCCTAATAACTCAAATCCTTGTCTTCTTTTAATTCTTCCCCTCCATGCATAGGCATCTTCTAATTGTGGAAAGGCCTTTTCAGGAATTAAAAAAGACTCTGCATAGGTATTTATTCCTGATTCATTTTCAAAAGAAGATATATAAAATGGTTTGTAAGGCATTAATTCCCTATAGCCATATAATGAACAGCATCATTACTTGCCGTACTTGTTTTTATTGTAAATCCACTAGTAGTTAAGGAAGTAAAATATGTAGAAGTAACAGATGTTCCGTTTCTTCTTTCAGCCATTGTTAAGGCAAACACATTATTAGGAAATGCTCCCCCCGCAAACGAAACTGCAGTACCATCTGAAGGTGTTAATGCAACACCCCATTTTAATATCAACCCTCCCGGAAGAAAAGTAGAGCCAGAGGTTGCTATAGTAGGATCAGCCCCTGACAATTGTATCACGGTACCACTGCTTTCCTGGCGCATAAATAATCGGGTATTTCCTCCGCTATCTTTCGAATATAAACTCAATTCATTAGCAGCAGTCGCAGGGTCTGCTCCTAATTCTATATAAGTGCTTTTATCATGTTTTCCCCTATCAGCTGCAGTTGCATCATTAAAAGTTACATGATCTACATCAAAAACAGTATTTAATTGCTGAAAATTTGTTAAGATTTCACCTTGTGACTGCGACGGAATATCTGCAGCTTGAGGAATATTTGGATTATATGACAGAAGAACCTCCTTAGTCTACATATAGCTACAATCCCCTATTTTTACTGTAAGAAATTGTAGATAGATTCAAATTTTCTTTTAACATTTTCGTATATTTTTTTATACTTCAAGAAAAATTTGATGAAAAAAGTATATGAAAAGATTTATGGAGTACAACCAGGAGCATTTTTACCCATTCTTGATAAAGCGACTCCATTCATTATAATACCTGAAAGATAAGCAATAGTATAAATAGAAGCGATAACAGCAAAGATATTTCTATTAGGGTGTTTGTCTTTATAAAGAGCATATCCCCATGTTAAACAAAAGATGGTTGCACATAATCCAAAGCCTCCAATAACAAGACCGGCTAAACCTACATATTGGCCAGTTCCCCACGCTTCATCACACATTCTATCTACCGGGGGTTGACTGAAAACTTCTGCTACTATGCCAATTATAAAAGTTTTAACAATAAGCAAAGAACAATATCCGTTAGTTCTGTTTAAAATAACTCTTTCGTTGTCTCCAGGAAGAGCCATTGTCTCAGCAATAATAGGTGCAGTTTCCATAATTTCCCTTTGTTTGTAGTTAAAAAGGGCGCTTATACTACATAATATTTTTAGAAGCCACTAAATAAATTTCCAAAAGGATATTGTGCAGGAAATTGATACTGATCTTCATAAATTGTAGATGTTCTTTCACTGGTTTGCTGAACTATAGTTCTTCTCTGTACTAGATTTAATTGTTCTTTTAAAAGAGGTCTAAATTTTTCTAAATCTTCAAAATCTGCATTATCGGCAAAAATTTTATCACATGCTCCATATGCCAATAGTTGCCACCATTCCTGTAATTGAGGATCATCGGTAGAAGCAGCTAGTGCTGTAGGATATTTATAGACTTCAAATTGAACAGTATAAGCTTGGTCAGGAACAGGATAAAGAATAAATTGATCTTCAAAAAATATGACAGACTGTGGCCGAGCCGCATTGTAGGGGATAGCCTGTACATTAATGGCATTCCCAGAAGGAACTCCAACAATAAAATTTGTGATCGAAACTGCTCCTGTTAAATAATTAACCGTCCCTCTACGCGCCGCAGGATTGGTTGAAAGATCAGAGGGATCAAATAAATTTCCTTGACCGTCATCAACTAAGGTGATATCCGGAGGGATTCCCGAAGTTGGATCTGGAGTCCCTGCGGCAGAAATTAAAACATTCCATTTTAAATCAGCTGCAGCAATGTCATTACCCGCAATCGAGCTATCAGAAAAAGCCCCTGGAGGATTCGGTTTATAGCCCGTTATTATAGGAGTTTGTGAAATAGTTCCTGTATAAGGTCCAACTGTCCCATCCCCAGTTGCTAATGATTGTTGTAAAAGATTTAACTGAGGATTGGTACGAAAAAAATTAGCCCTTGATTGTGTCATGTGAGATTCATACCCCCCTATATAAACAGGAGGCATATTTGTTAAATAGGTGTCTCTTGGAAAATCATAAACAGAAATATTTGGTCGTGTATTAAATTCATAATTTATTAATAAATTTTGAAGCCTTAAATGTTCAGGTAAATCAAATCTATAAAAAGTATTTACATAATCATCTATTTCTGCATCGGTTATTTGTGAAGCTGAAGGTCTTCCGGTTATTCTTCGGACTTTTTGGCGTATATCACCTAAATTTGATGGAAAGGACATTTTTTACTGCTCCGGAATAATATTGTTGTTGTTGTCAGTAGGCAAAATCACGCTATCTTGAAGTGACCCAACTGGTATGACCTGGGGAGCCTGAACAGTGCCAATTGGGCTGAAAATATCAAAATTTGTAGTATCCACCCCAATTGAAAAATTTGTATCATCTATAACGGTAATTTTGACAATTTTATCTTTTAATTGATTCATTCCCACATTAAGAGGAAAAAAGAAACGAACCTCGTAGGCCGTCTCATATCCATGAGCTTGCGTAGTTGTTACTACACCAGGATTAGCATTAGTAATAGATGAAACTTCCTGGCGATTAGGAACAAAAAAATTAGCAATACTCATTATTCTCCAGAATCAAACTCAAGAGACTCAAATCCATATCGTTGTTTGCGCTTAGAGATCCCGACAATAGGTACAGGTTCTCCTTTTGGTCCGACAGAACTTTCAGGAGCAGTTTTGCCCGAGTCCCATTTGAATCCATGTATAGGATAAGAACATGATCCGATTTTTCCATTTAAAGCCTTTGCTGTTTTATCAATACCATTTAAATGCCTAGCAACCCATAAAGGAACTTCATAAACTTCACCATCTTGAAAATTTGCAGAAAAAAGAGGTTGACCTGGGTATTTTCCCGCAGTAAAAGGAAGGCCTCCTCCAGGCGTTTCATAATTTTTAAAACGACCTTTTACAAGCTTTGTTTCTTCTTCCATAAATTTTTTTAACTCAGTACTCATATGACCCTTAGGCATATTTAAAGACTCATTTTTCTCTGTAGTAACAGATTTATCTAATCCTTTTACCTTAACCATTTTTCCTCTCTTTTTAAAATGGGGCTAAGCGCTTTTTAAGACGCTCGCCCCAAACGAGTGTCTGAACTTCTTCAGACCTTCTCGTGTTAAATACTTACTCCCCGACGAGCAACCCATTGATACTCTACTCCTGAAGTTTGAATCGTTGTACCGATTGTCACTCCTGTAATAGAAACGTTATCAGTTGCATCATCAAGACTATTAGCAAATGTAGCATTTGCAGTTTCCCCAACAGGAACAACAATTGCAGCTCCAACTCCCGCTCCAGCTTCGGCTGAAGTGGGGAAAGAAAATGCAGTAAAGGCAGACGAATCAATATCTACAGTAATAGTATTTGTAGCACCTGTAGTGACTGCAGTAATATTACCAATTAATCCATCTATCTCTGTCATTCCCCATTCTGTAGGCACAGAAAATCTAACCGATTGACCTGCCACAAAATTGTGATTTACAGAAAGGGTAACTACTGCACTTGTAGCTGCAGTAATATTTGTAATGTACCGATGCCGTGGTAAATATCTAGAATTAGCATTGATAATTCTGTACGTACCCGCAGTTGCTGCTGCTGCAAACCCACTACTATCTAAATATTTCAACTCAAAGCTAGTACTAGCTACCACTGTTCCAATGGTAAAATCTATACCCGCAATTTGAAGCATACCTGTAGTTCCAAAAAGACGTACTACACTGGTATCATCTACTAAATTAGTTGTAGTAGCAGTATTAGCTACAGCTGGATTAGCCTGGTTTACTTCAGTTCCATTTAAAGCAACAGAAGCGCTATTGGCTAATGCAGCATCATCGGCAAGGAAAGTAAATCCTCCAGTTGTAGTTGTAGTTGGAATTGCAATTGTGGCTGCTCCAGATGTCTTATTAGCATAAATTGCAGATCCGGCTGCCATGGAGGAAGTTCCCCATGCTTTCATTACATTTGTATTTGCAGCTGCTGAACCTAAATCATCAAGATTGGTCAACTCTATTTCTGTATATCCAGGTGGAAGAGAAATATTTACAGCTGTTCCATCAGAGGTAAATGTACCTGTTAATTGTGCATTGATTGGTGTACTCATTTTTTTACCTCCTTATGCTAGCGTACAACGCAGGTTAAAGACCCATTGATCATTTAATATCCTAGGGACTTCAGCAAATTTGTAACCTACTGAAGCATTAAGAGCTAAAGGACCATCATATATTGGAGGTCTATAAATGAATTGTGCGCTGTAACCATCTTGTTCAACCGCTGCAAACGACTCACGCCCGCATACAAAGATGTTATAGACTGTAGCCCCTAAAAGAGAAGCATTTGCAGTTGTTGATCCAATACTAGAAAGTAAGAATCTAACATTTGCCACTGTGCCCCACTCAGGGTCTAAAGTTGACAATTGATTAGGATAATTCCATTTTTGAATAAATCCTGTGACATTATCTAATTGACCGATTAAATCAGTATGCCCTAATCCGAAATATGCATCTCGTACGGGGGCTGTCCCAAATCGATCTTCGCCTTCAACCCCTGATAGGAAGCTGTAAGCATTATTACCACGAAGAGTTCGAACAACAGTATCAACATCAGAACGAGTAATCTCTGTGGGGTTGTCACCGTTAGTTCCTCCTACGCAATTAATAAAACTTGCAGTTGAAGCAAGCATGTCACGCATTAATTGATCCTCAGTTTGACGAAGAGAAACGCCTAGGCGTTGAGCCGCTTCATTAAGTACGGGATCTTGGTTTTGTAATGTTACCTGTTCATTCAAAAGAATGTAAGTACCATAAAAATCCATTTGCGCGTCAATATTAACCGCAGTTAATTGTTGGGGTGGCGGAGTAATACCGCTGTTTCCCAAAGGAACTGGTGCAGTCGCAAGAGGGTTATATCTACGCATTCTTAGCGTAGTACCACCATTTCTTGGCATTGCTTTAAGATCCGCTGGGATTTTATGTATCATGTATGGCACAGGAACTGAGAGCAGCTTAAAACTAAAGCTTTGCTGCACAGGTGCTGGCAACACACTTGAAGTAGTAATTGACATTGGCAATACCTATTTTAATGCCAGAGTGATCAGCCTGTTTTCATCGCCTCTTGCATTTCTTTCCAAAGCTGTGTTTTCAGTTCTTTGGTAAGACCATTTTCAAAGAGGTGAGCATTGCCTATTGCACTTTGTTTCGTAACAGCATTAACCGATAAAGGTTTTTGAGAGTTTTCCTCTGCCTTTCTTTTTTGAAGACTTGGAGCTTCATCTTTTTTTGCTATTCTTTTAAGCAACTTATAGGCCGCTATTGCCTGCTGGTAAGGGTCAGGCATATGATACAAGGATTGAGCAAGTTCTGGCTCAGTTTGTTTCAAAAGTTCTATATTTTCTTTCGATACAATTTCAGCATAATCGGGAAACTTTAATTGAATTCTTTCTTCAACAGTTGCCGCCTCTCTTTTTTTTATTACGTCCTCAGCAACATTTCTTGCCATTTTTTGCGCAAGCTTTTTTGCTTGTGCGACTGTTAAGATGTCATCTTCGGCAAGCTTTGCTAATTCATCCTCTTCTTCAGAGGTTGGCGTACGATTGCTGATTTCAGAAAATTGTTTTTTTAATTCATCAATTTGCTGATCTTTTTCTTGCATCTTCCGTCTCATTTCTGCCCAATTATACTCAGCATCATTGCGCTTACGCTGCTCAGCTTGTTGTGCTTCTTGTGAAACGTCGTTATGCTCTGTCGATTCAGTGGCCTGAGCGGTGGCCTGTTGAGTTTCCTCTACGCTCATTTGTTCCTCTTCAGACATTTGCACTCCTTTGGTTGGCGAAACCCCTTACGCCTATAAGTTGTATTTAATAAGAGGCGATTAACGCACGCTTACGAACTCTTATTCAATTAATTATTTGATATCAACAAACCTTAATTATGTCAAAAAATATTTTAAACTCTTGACAACCTTGACAAACTTATGAATAGTTAGGTTATTTACTACACTTATAAAATTTAAAGGAGACTACAATGAAAAAAACCATTTTCAGCTCATTTTTTGCCCTTAGCTCTATGCTTCTAGCACAAGAATCAGGACCAGTGCATCACATTGCCCCAAAAATGTTTTTTAAAAAACACAAAGAAGGAAATTATAGGTATTCAACTACCGGAATTGGAGTAGAATACCATTTAAAAAAAGATGAAGGCCTCGGCGTTAAAATAGGAATTAAATCTAATGTTTCAAAAGATCAATTGCTTATAGATTCTGAATCTTCTTTGTTTTATAAATTTTGGATAAATCCCAATCATACTCTTTATCCTATTTTAAGCTCAGAATATATATCCCATGTACAAGATTCGAATGAAGAGAGCTCCTTAACTATAAATAAAGCAATATACTTTGGCGGTCTTGGGTGGGAATTCTCTTTTTCAAAGGGAATTGTTTTATCTATTGAATCTCTTATTTTTTCCGATTATCATAATTCTCTAATTTGTCAATCAAAAGAGATTTTTACAGGGATTTTATACTCAAACCCTTCTGGTTTTAAAGAAAAAATAGGGATTCACGCAACCTTTAATGATTCCATTTTTTTGGGAGCAGAAAGCTTTTTTTGTAAGACGTTTGACAAATGTTATAAAAATCATGGATGTGAAATTTCACTTAAGTGGGGATTTTAATGAAAAATATTTTATTTTTATCATTTATTTTTATTTTTAATTTAAGCTTTGCACAATCATCTATGAATTATGAAAAACGATTTATAAATGAAAATGAACGAGGAATAACAATAGAAGACTGTTATTTTGACATTGAAAGAATATTTTACAATGTTGAAGAAATAAAAGAAAAACAAAAGGTTGTAATTGAAGTTTTAGATAGAATTCTAAAGATTTTAAATCATTACAAAGTAGAAGAACACACTAATTAAAAATTACAGGCTTCTTTCACCCAAGTAACAAGCTCCGAATTATACAACTCGGGGCTTTTTAATATTGACCTGCATTCTTCACAACCTGGAACAGTCCATAAAAGAGTTATTTCACCCTTTTTTGGATCTACTTCAAACAATGTTTTTGTATGATTTGGATATTCTTTTAACATAGGCTGCATTAATGGATTTGTTTTTCTAGAAATTTTCCAATGCCTAACTACATTTGCTATCCCAAACTGTCCTAAATCTTTATGAAGAAGAGAGAAAATATAAAAGGCCCCATTATACTTTTTTTTCTCAGCTCCTGCAAAGTTTTGAATATCTTTTAAATAGTCTTCTCCAAACTTTTCTAATATTTCTTCAACACGATATACGGGTTGATCTTTTTTTAAAATATCAATAACAGCTTGACCAACTCGCTGGCCTTTTGATGAAAAATTGTTATAAGAATATTTATCGGGTTCTACCACCATTTAAAAATGCTCTTATCTTCCTCTTTATTTTCTTCTTTTATAGGAAATCTAACAATGTTAGGGTTTTTTTTAGAACCTTTTTCTTCTTCACATTTTTTTTCTTTAAAAAACTTCACATCAAAACGATCTTCTAAATATTTTGCTCCACACCCTAGGAGTATTAAAAAAGGTATTGCTAATATTATTTTTTTCATTATGTTACCCCTTTCCTTCTCTTTTAAGTTTACGGTTTTTTAATTGAGGGTATTTTTTATAGACTTTTCTTCGTATAGTTTCTGGATTTTTAGCAAAATGAGCCCTAGCTAAAGCATTTCTAGCATGTGCTAAATCTTGAATAGGAAAAGTGCCCACCGGCCCCGCAAAGTCTGATTTTTTGACATTTTTCCATTTACCTAAACTGGACATCCCGGGCTTTTTTTTGAGCGAATCTACTTTGCCCCTGGGAAGTGACGTTCCTTTAGCTATAATTGTTTTTTTAGTCTTTTTTTCTTTTGCTTTTTGCTTTTGTGTTACGCGTCGAGGAGCCATTTTTTACTCGTTTTTTTCTTTTTTTAACATCTCTTCGTGTTTCTGAAAAAGCAATTGCAATGGCTTGTTTGGGATTTTTAACCAAGGGACCCTTTTTAGACCCTGAATGCAACTTCCCCTTTTTAAATTCTTCCATCACATCTGCAATTTTCATTTCTTTTCTAGCCGTCAAAGAGTTTTTATTTCTAGCGACCATCTGAACGCTCACGATAATATTTTTCCATCCCTTCAGATTCTTTTTCTCTATGCTTCATTGAACGATCATAATCATGAGGCCCACGCATTGAATAATGCTTACTCTTATTTTTTTTCATCATGTATTCTTTTTTACATTCATGATAATTCATGTTTTCCATTTCATTGCCTTTAATGTTGTAAATAAGGTCCCTTTAAAGATGTCTTTTGGATGACCTCTCTCTTAGGAACTTTTATTCCTTTGTTCTTTAAAACCTTTTTGGCCACTTCATACCCTTTTCCGGGAGGCCTTAGTTGAACCATCTTTTCATCCTAAGAAATCTTTATTTTTGATGAGAAAGCTGACTTTCAACCTGATGATCCGAATCTACTTGAATTGCATCAATTTCAGAAATGCTATCATCCAAATACCCACCTCTTCTAGCTCTATTTGGAGGATATGCAGACATAACAGATTCTCTGGGAAGCCCAGCAAAATCGGAACGCCCAACTTCAGGATCATGTCCTGTTACGAAATCTCTATGCATTTTTTTTCCACTATATTTTTTCATTCCTCGAGACTCATCCCTTCGGTCTTTTTCTGTTTGATAATATTTTTTTGCCATTTTAGTTCTCCTATTTTTGGCCTATTTTTTTTTAACATACATGAAATATATTTTTTCTTAAAAATTTTTATAACTATTTTTCAATTATTTCATTTTCACGAATTGTCCTTTCGTGTTGCGGCGCCTGTGAAAGGGCTTCTTCTGTGCGCTCTTTTGCCTCAAAACCCTGTCTTTTTTGAATCTCTTCAATAATTTTGAGTGCTTTCTCGAGCTGGGAAAGGTCCATGTCGGTAATTTCTTTAACTGCTTTAACCCTATCCAGTGTGCCCAAATCACGATCTTTTTGAGCCTCTGATATCCTTTCAATGGCAAGAGCCCTATTTTCTTCAATACGGGAGGCTCTTTCAACTCCAAGTCCTTCATTAGCCATAGCTCTGGCTTTAATATCTTCAATTTGTGCCTTGAGCAATTCAAGTTGGATTTGTTGTTGCTGTTGCTCTTGCTGAGCCTGTTTTTGTTCTTGCTGCTGCAACCCATCGATAAGCTCCTGTTTATTTTGTAGGGTAGAAGAATTTAAAAGAATGTCTGTTGGCACAGGGATGCCCAATTCTCTTAAATATAAAAGTTGTTTAAATTGATATTGTTTTTGGGTAGTGGTATTTAATCCCTCTTCAACTACCGCATCGTATTTTCCAAAGGCTCTATTATAGAATTGCTGTGACGGTTCTTGATTGATTATTCTTTTTACTTTTCCTGGCGTCCAATTTTTTTGTATTAACTCCAGGGTAAGAGTGCCTAATAATTTTTGAGATTGATCTAATTGGTCAAACAAAATTTGAAGAGTTGTCAGACCTGCCCCTTGACGGAGCATAGAAAGAATTCCCGCTTTATCATCATCCGCGGATCCTAGTAGTTCTTCATTTACTCCTGAAACCTCTGCAATTTCTTTTCCTAAAAGCTCAGAAAGCTGAATCATAGAAGGAGGTACCTGCGCTGGATCTATTTTTCTGACGTCATCCATAGAAGCTTCAGCCTTAACAGCAAGCCCTCGACCTTGACCTTGTAAAAACACATCTTTTGGATTAATAAGAGCATTTTCTTTATAGATATAACCTGAATTAATTTGTGACTCTAAAATATCTAATTCAATTATTCTTCTTCTATTATATAAATATTGCGCATCTCTTAAACCCCTAACAACACCCTGCACTCTCCAAGGAAAATAGGGTATTTGAGGTTCATAGTATCCCCACACTGGCACAAAAGGGTATTTATCTGTTCCCAAAGGATTAGGCCCGTTGTACATTACTTTCCCCTGCAAAACTATAGCCAATTTGACAGTAGGAATGTTTGACTCACTGATTATGATTTTTGGATAAAATCTTAAAAACTCCTTTAAATCATCATCGCTACCTTTCCACTCAATGGTTTCTCCTGTCTCACCATCGATTAGAATTTTTTGTTTTCTTGAGTCTAAATACCAAAACTCATCATAAATTAGTAAATCCTGCATGCCATAATTGTAGGCCTCGGGCATAAACTGAAACTTACCATCACGATTTCCCCATCCTCTGAAGTTTTTTATTTCATTTTCTCTTCCAGGAAGAAGCTGTACAGCTTGCGTTCTAGATACATATTTTCTAGTCCAAAGAGAATTACAGTCTGATAGATCCATTTTTTTGAAATAAGGATCGATGAGATAAGCATTATAGCTTACATTATCTACTTGTAAGTCACCATTAACAGGATCATTTCTATAGTCCATCCAAATAGACAGCAAATTCATTCCGGTGGTAAGAGCTCCTTCAAAAGCATCAGAAATAGTCGATAGTACATTTCCTTTTGTGTTGACATGATACATTAGTTTAGAAAATTGATCTGAAGTGTCTTGATCGCTGCCTTCTACGGGCTGAACGATAGTAGACTTACGATGCTGTCTCTGATGTCCGGTTATCATGTTAATGATACGTCTGATCCGATTGAAGTTGAATTGCCTACGTCTAAATGCGGGTAAGTTTCCATAAATATCATTCCAAAGGGTCTGATCCCCTACTTTGAATCTAGTATCAATATCAGCTTCACTCCAAAATGACTGATTTATTGTTATGTATTTTGCATAAGTATAATCCATTAATTTTAAAATACTGTGATCATTATCTACATAATATGTATCAGTAAGCTGTGGAAATAGGGTCATAGGCCTGGGTATATCTTTAAAATATTTTCTTTACAATACATTGTTCTCAAATTTCATTCAAAAAAAAGGAATCTTTACGCCTTTCCTTTTTTTGTTAATTTATGTAATATTTAAAAAATTAAAGGAGGATTCTATGAAACAAATGGATCTTTTTTATAAAAATGAGGAGTTATATTTATATGGAGAAATTGAAAAATTAAAAAACTCTACCGATCGGCGCTGTAGAGCAATTTTTTCCTTGTTAACAGAGCTTCAAGATCAGGTTTTGAGTTTAAAAAACAATGAAGAGGATAAAAATGGGTAAAGAAATCGATATAGATATCGAAGGGGCCTTCCGACAAGCTCCAATGACAGCTCATGATTATTTGAATCATGCGTTAATTACTCTTAAAGAATTTAATATTGAATACACTACCGCAGACGCCATAAAATTAGCTCATATTATGGCAATAGACTTTAATGGGACGATGCAAAATGTTAAGCTACAAGAATTAAGAGATGCAATTAAGGAGATAAGTATAGTCCTTGAACCCATGGATTAATGTCCGAAAATCTTTACCTAAAACTGGAGAAGAAAATCAACTCGTTCTTCTTAACCATTCTGCGCATGGGGCTCGGTTTGGATATATTTACATCCTCGAATGTCCAGGTATCATTGAAGAGCTTGAAGAAGAGTTTTTGGATGCCTCTACCTCAAGCTCCCCAAAATATAGAAAAATTTCAGAAAAAAATCCGAAAACTTCTCAAAAAAAGAGAAAAACTCTTGGAAAAACTAAAATAAATTTCTAATGCATCCCAAAATGATCATCCTGATAGAATCTAGGCAACGCCTGTTGCCCATTTCCTCTACTTTCATTATAGAGAGTATCTAAATCTTTGGCCGTGAGTCGCTGCCGATCCTTTCCAAATAGATGGGTGAAAAGAGCATAGCGTATAGCATCCAGTGCGTGATCATTTTCCTTCTTGGGTTTGTCTATTCCAGTTTTAGCCGACTTCTCATCCCAAACATAAGATTGAAATTCTTTTATAACATTTTTGCAGCACTTAAGGATTTTAAATGTTCCGTTGTTAAGCAACTTAGAGACAAACCTAATTCCGTCAAGAACCTCATTGTCAGCTTCGTAAAGATTATTTATTCCTTGTTTTTGAAGCTCCATTTTAAATGATACCGCAGAGGGATCAATATATATGGCCTTGATCGGTCTTCCTGAAATAAATTTGCGTAAATCATCTGCATATTCCGTGTCTGTTTTCTGCCTTTGATGAACTTTAGAATCAAAATAATATTCATCTTCTACCCAATAATTGGGGAATTTTGAAGGATCATGTCCAATTAATACAAAAGCACAAGGATTGGTTGTGCCATAATCAATTCCAACTAAGTAAGAGTTTGTATAAGAAGGAGCGGTGTTTATAACATGAATTTTTTCATCAAAATAATCATATACAGACCCTTCAGCCTGTACCCATTTTCCTTCAATAAACCTTTGATACCAAAGGCCTTTGTACTGTCTTTTAAGATAATTCTTATCTTCCTTGGTCAGTTCAGGGTTATCTTCAAGAGTAAACCTCCACGCTTTAACATCCGAATTGTCTTCTAAAAAATCTTTTTTTAGCCAATGATAAGGAGAATCTGGATTGGTTGTACCAAATATTTTTGCCCCACGCATTGCACACCGTGAAATGAGCATTTTAAAAACCGACTCAGGGATAATTGTTATTTCATCTACATACGCTCCAGAAAATGTAGGTCCACGAATTTTTGCTTCAGCTCTTTCATCGTCGGCCCCTACAATATGAATAGTTTTTCCAAAAATATTCATTTCGCGATTACCTTTATAATATTTGGCATCAGCGCCAATCATGGCAGTAAGTTCAGGCAAAACGTTTCTCTTAAAAGAATCATAAGTTCTTGTAATTAAAACATATTCTCCTGCCGGCCCCTCTGAAAGTTCGGTCAAAAACCTCCATAAAGATATATATGTTTTTCCAGAACGAACAGCGCCTTCCCAAATATTTATTTTGGCGTCTGATTCTTTGAAAGATTGAATCTGTTTTGGAGATGGATCTCCTCTAAATCCCATGAGTTAGATATGAAATTTTTTAAAGTTTAATGCTTTTTCTTTCCAGTAAGCAATTTCTTTTTCTAAGCTATAAATGTCTTGGGAAGAAGTTGAAGGATTATCCTCTTTTTCTTTTTTTAAAAGAGATATTTCTTTATCTTTTGCAATACATTTCCTACATTTAAATATTTTCATTTTTAATCTTGTTTTTTAATTCTTCAAAAAAGCAATTCTCATTTGTTCTATTTAAATTAGGAATCATTTGTTGCCAAAGGGCATATGCGAAAAATGCAAACGTTTTCCACTCCATAGATGGATTAACTTTTTGGGACATTTCTATAGAAGATTTTAAATTCATTAAAAAAAAATCCAGACAGGGGTCAAGATTTTCCTTTTTCTTCTTCTTGTTTTGCATTTAGAAGCTCTTCCTCTGTTACAGGTTGAAGTTGTAGCTGAATTTTCCCACTTTTTTCTAATTCTTCGTAAATTAAAGGGTCTTCTAGTTCAGAAAACTGTAAAATTAATCGCACATTATAGAAAGCCATTTCAGTATCGGTGTATTTTATCTCTTTCGTTCGCTTTGCAAATTTCTGTAAAAACGGAAGAAACTTTTCATTAAACATTTCATCTAATTCTTCTTTTTTACATATTTGTGCAGGATCAAGGATTTCTTCTTCGGTCATGATTTTCTCCATCTATTTGCTAAACTCTTTAGTAATGGCTCACCTGATTCTTTTTGTCCAGAAGTATCTCGATCCCAATCAAACATGTTCCGCATTATCATTTGATAAATTGCTGGTTGACAATGTTTGGACTCTCCGTTTAACATCTTCACACCCCTTTCAAACCAAAGGGCATAGCTCTTGCATTCGGCTATTTCCTTGTGTAAAGGTTGAAACTCTTCTGGGTTTTGAGCAAGATATTTTTCAAGCGTTCTCCATGTGCAACTAAATTTAGAGTGTTCAAAAGACCAGGCTTTTTTTGGCTTTCCTTCAGCTATCCATTGACAGTATTGAAGGTATGCTTCTTGTCTAATTTTGGGATCTTTTAATTTAAGGCCAAATTTGTTACCTTTTCTCGCGGGCATTATGGATATATCCTTTTATCCTACGATAATTTAAGCCGGAGTTTTTAATCAATGAAAAGAGTCGAAAAAAGTGACTATATATTTATGTTACAGCCAAAACTGAAAGAGATACTTATTAAAATTGTTCAGAATGAAATAAATGAAGGGTTCACTTTAGTAGAATCTTTAGGGTGGGGGATAAAATTAGTTGATAAAATTTTAATAGAGATAACTGATGAAATGATAGATCAAGAAATAGAGGGACAATATGGAATTAAAGAAAATTAAAGATTGTTGGTTAAAAAATGAAGGACTTAGGTATTTAGTTTATAGTATTGCAGGATTTTTTTCTCTAATGCTTATTTTACATTTATTGACTTATTATTTAACAGAACCTTACGTAGAAACATTTGTGTGTTAAATTTAACTCCTCTTTAAATTTGTTTAAGCCTTCTAGGCTCGTTTTAAAGCTTCCTGCTGGTCCTTTTCATTTTTTTGATACACAGCTATAGACTAACCACATATGCGCCTTTATTCGAGCCTTAAAACGCGTTTTAGCTCCCTTCTACCTTATCCCAGTCGACCTTTAAAAAATATGAAGCCTGTTTTCGAAAGTCTGAGTTTTTTTGCTGAAAATCAATGTTTGCACAAATATTTTCCCCTTTTTCGTTTTTGAACGAGATTTGTACACAAAGAGGTGTTGCGTCGTAATACCAGTCGGGCATTTTTCTGTTCCCGGGGGAAAGGGTGTCAGAAACGCCTTCATCGTCAGAAGGGGGGTGACGATTTCCGTACAAGTCAGTAAATGACGGTTTAAATCTATGATAAAAAACCTGGTTATTGTTGAAGATAAAAAACTCCTTAACATTTGCTTTTATTCGGTCAAGTGTTTTTCGAAAACTGACTCCTTTGTATACGCTATCCCAATCTTTAAAATTTATATCACAGTCTGGATGGGGTCGGCCAAATTCTTTTTCACCGCTCCTCGTGTCTTTTTGCCATTCAGTGTTAGGGCTCATTTTTTTGTTACTCCTAAATATTTACATATTATTTCATCAAAAGTATTAATAGGAAGAGAATAAAGTATGGTTTCTTTTTTGTCGATAACATAAACGCCGTCCTCTAATAATCGTATAGTATTTTTTTCCCCCCTTTTTAATAAAAAATCTAATAAACTTAGCGCTGTTTGCTTGTTGATTTTTTTATTAGATCCTGCATTTTCAACTGGTTGTCTTTCTGCGTATAATTTATCAAAATGTTTTCTAAGCTTGTCCATGCTTAATATATTTTTACACCAAAACTCATGATCAAACACATAATCGATTGTTTCTTTTATCTCCTCCCACGTCCTGTCGTCGATTTTGTGCATCTGCCTTATATCTTTCATCCATCTTTTCATGTTGGGGTCTTTCATTTTTGGAAAAAGCTTTTTTCTTCTTTCTAAAAAATAATCGCACAGATTTTTTTCGTGAGTACTTGTCCGAGATTCTTGAGAAATCTCGGACGTATTTCTAGATACTTCACTTACTATATTTACTTCACTTACTATAGGTGCACCGGTGCCACCTCCCGAGGTGTCATAAATGCACCTCTCGGAGGTGTCATCAGCGCCACTTCGTAAAGATTTTTTGAAGTCGTTATGAACTGTAATTATTCTTTGCTTTTTGAAGGGATTGTTCTTCTGGTGACTCTGCTTCCGAGAAATAAGTCCTACAGAATCCAGCTTTCTCATGATTCTCTTTATTGTGTCTATAGAGGTATTGAGTCTTTTTGCTAAATAGGCATCACTTGGAAAGCAAGTTCCGTTTTTATTGGCTAGTCCGGAAAGAAGGATATAACAAAGTTTTTCAAGTGGGTTAATCTGCTCACTATCCATGATGTGAGCTGGCATGACATAATAAAGACCTCTGGATTCAACTTTTTCTTCCATAATCTTCTCCTTTTGTAATTTTTTTTCAAGAAAGACTTGCCGAAAAAGAGGAGGGTCTTATATTCTACCTTATGAAGGTAAATTCCTTGACTCGGATTTTTCTTCCTATGTCTATACGGGGTCTTTTTTGGGGCCCCTTTTTTCCCAGTGTACACATCGTAAAAATTCTATAAAAAAAAAGTCTACAAAAAACTCCTCATTGTCTATACTTACCTGGATATGGAATTTTTCATAGTTTTTTTAACTTTTGGTGTTTTTATAGGACTAATATCGATTTTCTTGATTTGGTCACTTTTGTCCGGGCTTTTTTATAAGAAAAAGATCAATGCAAAATTGGACAAAATTTTTTTGGAGTTAAGAGAATATCAGACAAGGATCACAATTTTGGAGACACGCGTTAGTGAACGCTCTTTGTTTTTTCACCCTTCCGAAAAGACCAAAGAGCTCCAAGCTAAAAGAAAACGAGGTAGACCAAGAAAAAATTCTGAAGGTTAAAAGAAAGGGGAACCTTTCGGTTCCCCGTATTTGGAGATCATTTATGCATGCTCTTCAAGGATAGAAGGCATAACTTCTTGATACGCGTCAGTTTTATTTAGTTCAACGGTTTTTTTGTGGCACCATTTTTCATAATGTTCTTTAAAAGGCTCTGGGTTTTTTAGCCACCCCTCTAATAGTTCTCTCATTGGTTTTTCGATTTTCTCTTTGCATAGGTGAAGATATTCATCTAAATGCTCATATGAAAAAAGATCAAAATTGTTTTCAACAGCGGACCTCATCTCTTCATGTGTAAGGTCGTTCTCTTCTTGTTCTTCTATTTTTAAATCTTGACCAGTTGCTTGTAATATTTCACCATCTACATAACATCCTTTAATCACGTCCGGGAAAAGTTGCCTTGCCAGCCTACTTAGGGCCCGCGCAAACAACATGTCTTTGGGGTATTTAAGCCACTGATTGCGATAAATGCCGGCTTGCTTGGCGTCCTCAATTGAAAAGCTTTCACACCATGTATCTCCAGTGTCCGCTCTTTTCCCGTGTAAGATACAAATTTTATCATCGCTTTTTTTGTCTTTGGTTATGCTGTGGCCTTTTCTTCTAATAAGATCATTCATCATAGTAGAAGTAAGCTCTACTTTCCCTTGTACAAAATAGAACCCCCCATTTAGGGCATCCAGGGGGTCAACGCCAATTGCCTTGGCCTTTTGTACAATGGCAAAAATTCCTTCTGCGCCCATTTTTTTATAATGAGGAGTTTGCATAAGAATATGGCAAAGCTCCCTTGTTTCCTGTACTAAAGCTACAGTTGTGTTTTCTTCTTTCTTAGTCATCTCATTCATTTTTTTCTCCTTCATTTTATTTGATATGGTCGGTAAGGAAGTGGAACGTCAAAATATAAATCTGCTTCCTCAACTTCTTCTTCTTTTTCTTCTTCATAAACAATTTCGTTATACTCATCTTCATAATCATCTGTAAACCAGCGCATTTTTCTTCTCCTATTTAAAATATTTGTTTATACCTGAATAGATTCTTTTTTCTATTTGTGCAAGGAATCGCATCTCTATTAATTTATATTTGGTTTCAATCAAATCCATTAATAGGCTTAGTTGTTCCTTTTGAAGATCTGTAATTTCAGACAAAACTTTCTCTAGATCAGAAAAAGCAGTAGATGGTATTGTTTTGTTAATCGACATAAGGCCTCTCCAGGTTCGTCGGTTTTCCCTGTTTTTTGTAAGCTTTCTTTCTCATCCAAAAAACAGGGTTTTTATATATCTGTTATAATATGTCAACGTTGACATTTAGTCAATCATTAAAATATCGATAAATTTTAAGAGCGGCTTCCGCTGTTCGCCTAAGTTCATCGTCTATAGATATTTTATGAATTTTTGCTGTCTTTCCATCTTTTTTCAGTTGTACGAAAAAAACGTACGGTTCAATGACATAATCATTTACTCTACATAAATAGTGATAAAAAGCAGCTTGCAAGCTCCATGTTTTTAAATTAGGGCGCGCTGAAGTTTTGTAATCTATAACATAATTTTTCCTGTCTTTTTTTATTAAACAGTCAATACATCCAGTTATTTTTAATCTCTCACAATAAAGTCTTTTTTCGGCCTCTATGGTTTCACAATCTTTAAAGTATTTTTCTTTGCATTTGATCCAACTATCATAATATCCTTTTTCATCTTCTTGAAGCTCGATATAGATAAGTTCCTTTTGTGCTGCAATTTTAGCATGCACATTAGTTCCTATGCGGCATTTATTGCTTAATACATAAGGATCAATATTAGAAAAATCACACCACACGGATAGAATGTCAGAAACGCGAAGGTATCCTTCTTTAATGTTTTTCATAAACAACCTCCCTAATTTTCCTTGACTTTAACGGATACATTTTATTATTGTCAAGGTAGACAAAATAAAGGACGTTCAAATGTCAAAAAAAAGCGCTCTTATTATCAAAAGCTTCTTAGAAGAAAATAGAATTACCATTTCAGAATTTGCTCGAGTAACAGAAACCTCTAGATTTAGTATTTATAAATATCTCAGTGGAGCACCTATTCATCCAAAAAAGGCAAAGTCAATAGAAGAAAAAGTTTTAAAACAATACAGAATTTTTTTGCCTTACGAAAAACTTATTGACTAATTTACTTCTTCCCCCCTATTTATGAAATTATGGAGGGAAAAATGATTTCTTTAGAATTATTCGGAAGTCCAGTGCCTCAACAGCGTCCACGTTTTGCTAGACAGGGGAAATTTACCAATTGTTATGACCCACTAGAAAAAATCAAAGAAGGCTGCAAATGGCAATTAAAATCTCAATATAGAGAAGATCCTCTCGAGATCCCTCTTTCTTTGGATATTATTTTTTTTATGCCTATTCCAAATTCTTTATCAAGCATTAAGAAAAGACAAATGACTAATGGATTAATTGGTCATATAAAAAAGCCTGACCTTGATAATCTCCAAAAATTTGCGCTTGATTGTCTTAATAAATTAGTTTTTAAAGACGATTCTCAAGTTTGTGAAATCCGAGCAAAAAAGATATATTCTAACAATCCGAGAACACTTATAAGAATATTTCCTTTAGCTGACGAAAAGAGAAATTTATTATATGAAAATTGTGCAAGAGAAAGTTGATAAAGAAAATTATTTAGAATTATGCCTAACAAAAAAAGAATTTGATTTAGCCTTAGATTATATGATTATTTCTACTAAATGTGAAATCAATGGAATCGACACAAATATAGGGGTTAAACTGAATTTAGAGAATGAAGGAAATAACAATGTTTTTTAAAAAATCTTCTTTGCATATTAGCCGAAAAAATGTTAACGTTGACAGAAATTTAGGTGAAATTTTGTTAAACCATTATTTATCAATACCTTATGTAAAAACGCCACATAACATAATTCATAATTATCAGACTAATAGAGAGAACAACCAAAAATGAAAACAATTGGAGATGTAATTTCATACACGGATAAAGTGGGAGGAATTTACCATGATGGTAATCTTGAGGCAATTCCTTATAACCATTGGAGAAAAGATTGTGAATGGCTTGTTCTAGTAATTAAAGATTCTAAAGCCGTTAGATTTATCCCTATCACTGCTATTACATCTAAAGATGCAGCAATGACAGCTATTTATAAATTTGTAACGGAGGACAAAAATGAGACATCTGCTTGAAGACTATGGAGTAAGTGCTGGGATCGGCCTTGTTATGATTTTATTAATTATAAACTTAAGAATGACTCATGGAAAAGTAATTGATATTCATTTACCTTCCCCCTGTGAAAAAAATATGATGGAAAAAGTAGAAAGGGACCGAGAAAATGAAAAAGCAGAAAGAACTTTAAATGACCCTTCTTCAACTCAGCAAGAAAGAGAAGAGGCCTGTAGAACACTTATTGATAATGAAGGAATGTCGTGATTATCCTAATAAATAACCCTGAAAGATAGTACTTCCAGCTCCTCCTTCCACATCAACTGTTTTTGGTCCACCTGCCGACTCTACTTCTACTATGACTGTTTCGCCTGCTGCCAGGGAAAAAATATGTGGGGTTGAAGAAGTTAGTTCATTAGTGACTGTATTAAAAACACTTCGGGGATCAACATTAAATAACTGTCTAATTCCTGCTACCGAAGCGTGTAAACGGAGGGTCCATGTTGTGTGAGCCGCCCCAAAATCACGTCCGCGAAGATTTAAATTAAACCAATAAATTCCTGCTACAGGGGCTGTAAATGTTCCAGTAGCCGCATTAAAATCAGAATTGATATCGAAATATTCGGTAAATCCTGAGAGAGGATAAATTGTTCCGTCACCCGTCACATTTGTATCCGTAGCTGTAAGAAAAGCTGAAAAAGCTGGTTGAAGTGGTTTTAATATTTCACCAGTTGTAAAAGCTACTATTGAGTCATTTGTTCCAAGAGCAGTTCCTTGTGAAAGCTTCCATTTGTCTGAATCATTATTATCAATGCCCATTTCCCAATCGGTGGCACCGCTTACATTAAAGTTTAATGTTGGATCAGCTGCAGATACTCCTCCAACTGTGATAATAGTTCTGGCTGCGGAAGACGCAGTATTTGAAGGATTTGTAATAGTAAATGAATTGGTACTTCCTGAATTACTGGCACCGGATATATTGTTTAACGCATTATTATTTCCTGGCATATTTCCTCAATTTAATATCATATTTCCAATTGTTGATAAAGAAGTAAAATCAGTGTTAGCTGTTGTAACTACGAGTTCAATGGCATCTCTTTGTTGAGTAGATTGTATTGTCCCTCCCGCCCCTGTAGTAGATGATACCGTTCCAATATGGACGGTCTGTCCGGCATTTTGATTAATTTGCCATCCTCCAGCTCCTTTTCCTACAATCCTAATAATGCATCCTAAAGGAGCGACGGCTGGAAGAGTTAATTCAACACGGGCTCCATTATTGGCAATATAACCATTGTCGCATGTCATAGCTGTTGGGCCCACAACAACTATTTCATTCCATGTTATACCCCCCCCACTCACATCGATTGTAATAGTATCGCCAGCACCGGTTGTAGAACATCCCACTCCACCTAATACATTTAAATTATTAGCAGCAGGCGTGGCTACTCCTGTATCACAAGTGTATTGGTTCGCTAAATCTCCATCAGCGTTAATGGTAATTGTATTACCCGCACCCGCTGTATTAACAGAAGTGCCACCTAATACATTTAAAATGTTTGCAGCAGGAACTGCAGTTCCTGCGTCTGTTACAAAAGAAGTGGGAATGGTGGGGCCTGAAGTTATGGTTACTGTATTACCGGCTGCAGAAGTATTTGTTCCTCCGGCCCCAAAAATATTTAATATACCAGCTGCGGGAACAGCGCTCCCGGCATCTGCGTCATATTGATCAGCTACTGTTCCATCTAATGTTATAGTTAATGTGTTAGTAGCAGGAACACCACTTACAGTTAAATTTGTTCCAGAAAGTAAATTAATATTATTTGCACCATCAGCTCCAACTGCTCCACCAACATCCCCCGTTATAGTCAAAATACCGGTTCCTGTGGATGCCATTTGTATCCATGTCCCAGAATTAACTGTTCGATCCACCATGATCCAAGCAGTAGGAGTGCTTTCATTAATCCAAAGATCAAATATTTGAAAATTTTTATAATCTCCATTTGCTCCTGATACGGGATCACGTGTGTCTTTCCATTTCCTTACAGGAAAAGCATTTGTTGCTGGATAAGTGAGAGTGCTTCTATCAATAAATGGCATTATGAAATAAACTCCGTAATAATTATGATTCCAGTTGCTCCAGTTCCGCCTGTAACTCCTCCACCTCCAAAAACTTGACAGCCACCCCCTCCGCCAGCGCCAGTATTACTTACTCCAGCCGATCCTCCGCTACCTGGAGATACAGAAATGGGCGCTCCTCCAAAAAAACTCTGGCCCCCTTGGCCCCCTCTTCCTACATACAAAGTTCCAGATACTGTTCCCCAACAACCAGCACCACCCACCTGAAAAAAGGACGTTCCAGCGGATGAAGTTCCTCCCGAACCCGCAGCCCCTCCACTAGAAAAGATCTGAGCTACTGTGCTTGAAGCACCCCCTGCGCCTCCCGACCCTCCATTACAGACCAAAAGAGTTCCCACAGAAGTGTTTCCTCCAGATCCACCAGTACCACCAGTATTAGCGCCTGCGGCTCCAGCTGTTCCAATGGTCACGGTTTGCGAAGCTCCAACTTGAGCAGAAGTTAATACAACCCTTCCATACTCTCCTGCTCCTCCACCTCCTCCCACACTTGAACCACTCGCCACATCTGAAGCAGCACCACCACCCCCTCCGCCACCTCCAACTCCTTCTATTATACAATAAACCATTCCGGTTGTAGGAGTGTAGGTGCCATCGCCAGTGAATATTTGACTCACCACTTCCGTGATAGCTCCAGACGAAGATATATTTTGAAAGGTAGGTAAAGAACCTGCACCATTGGAAATAAGAACTTGACCACTTGTGCCAACTCCAGCAATTGATTGCACTCCTCGAGATCCTCCATCTCCACAAATGACGGTATAATCTGTCAATGCTGAAGAAGAAGAAACAGCGTTTTGTGCAACAATATCTAAAGTTCCAGCCCCTCCAGTTAAGGTGAGAAGAGAATCCGATGATGAAATAGTTGCAAAAACTGGATCAGCTCCAGTTGATCCAATAAGAGCTTGGCCGTTTGTACCGACTGCAAGAGGTGTAATGGCTGCTGTTCCGGATCCAACTAAAACACCATTGTCGGTCAATGTTATTGCTCCGCTTCCCCCTTCATCTACTGGGATGGGCGAATTTCTTTTATAAGCCATTTTCTATTCTCCTAAAAAATTTCATAAGACGTTCCATTAAAAATGACTGAAATAGCTTGATAATTAGTATTCATTGTGTAAGTAGTTACTCCATCAATAGTAACTGCACCACCTACAGTCGTAACTGAAATATTATTAGTTGCTGCATCGCCCCCAGAATCTTTAATTCTTATTACTCTTCCAGTGGATGGAGCATCCGGTAATTCAATTGTTAAAATGCCGCCTGATACATCACAGCTTAAATATTCATCTGTCGATAATACAGTATATGGTGAGTCTGTATTGTCAATTGCTGTAATATCTAAAGATCCTCCACCATTTGCTGCAATAGTAATAGATCCAGCGCCGTTGGTAATAGAAATGTTTGCGCCAGCTGTAAGAGTGGCAATTTGAGGATTATTTCCAGTGGACCCAATGATTAGTTGCCCATCCGTATCTACTAAAGTTGTTCCTCTATCAAAAGAAATGTTTTGAGCATATAAATTGCCAACTTCTGTAATTTCTTGATTGATTGTTAAAGTTCCAGCTACTCCAGTATTTTGGATATACGAAATATCCCATAAGTCGAAAGTTCCAGTTCCCTGTAATACTTGAGCATTATCACTATTGATTATGCAAGATACTAATTGAATAGTTTGACTTGAAGTTGTTGTAACAGACGGTCCAGATAAAGGAAAAAATCCAGTATTAAATTTACAATGTCTAAAAATAGCTGATGCACTGCCTGTAAATTGATTTGATCTTAAAAAACTACAGTCTACAAATGTATGATTTCCTGCGGCCGTATCTATAGCACAGTTGATATCAGAATATTGACAAAACATATCCCCTTGCGTTGAAAGAGAATTACCTAAACCCGCTCCTATTGTTGAACAATAAAGAATTGTACACGTGGGAAAATCCGTCCCAGACGCAATACCATTATCATTGGACCCTGAAGCATCCTCACAATTAAAAAGAGTTAAATTACCTCCCCAATTAGTACCTTCAATAATATAACCCGAATCTATTGAAAAGAAACAATTATTACATGTAAGATTAAAAGTTGTCATAGCATTATTTAAAAAAATGCTATCATTATCACTAAACGTAATATTATCACATATTATACTACCTGTAGCAGGAGGAGTATGAGATCCATTTATAGTAACACTTCCCACGCCATTGAGATTAACACTATCATAAAGGGTCAAATCTTCAGTATATGAACCATCTCTTATGTAAACTGTCCCTCCCCCCGCTGCATTGGCTGCATCAACTGCAGATTGAATAGTGGTATAGGCTCCTCCAGTGGCAACTACATAGGGGGTTACTAAGATGGGTTCTAACCCAGCAGGAGTTATTGTTCGTGTAGAATCTGTTAACTGACCTGTTTCAATAGCTGTAGCATATTCAGTAGTTCCACGTTGAGTTGTTGAAGCTTGTAGACCAATAACTGTTAATAAATTTGACGCGGGAGTGCCAACAATGTCAATTCCAGAGGCATTATTACCAAGAACATCAATATTAAAAGCGCCATCAGGTCCAACGGCGCCTCCACTGTTACCAGTTAATGTTTCAATGGGGTTCCCCCCACTTCCACTAGATGTATTAGCGCCTCCTTGGGACATTAGACCCCTCCGGTCGCGCTTACTACCTCAATCCAAAAAGATCCAGAACTAGGAGCTCCAGATTGTCTTTTAACATAAAAAACTGTTCCTACTGGAACAAATAAACCGTCATCTCTAACTTTATTTGAAGAAAAATCCAAAATAAAAAAGCTATTTGCAACCATGCGAATATGATCCGTCGAATTATCTAATGATATATATATCTGTGCATCTGTTTGATTTACAAAACGAATCAATCTAGCATGATCAGTTAATGCAGATCCTACTGCAGTATAATTAGCTGTAATATCACCAAAGGCAGCTTCTCTGACAGCATCAAATCTTGCTTTTGTTCCATATGCCATTTTCTCTCCTTATGCTTGGAAGCCAACTTTCTTGTGTATTGATTTAAAGGCTTCCTTCCAATTCAAACCTCTTTTTATAAGACAATGAACCTTCTTGTGACAGCTTTTGCAGAGGATGCATAAATTTTCTAATTCATTATTATTACGGTCACAATTCATGTGGTGCACATCCAATCTGTTAATATCTGTTTGTTTGCAAAAAGTACATTCATTTTTAAACTTTTGTAAAGCCTTTTTTCTAAAAGACCCAATCCCTGTTTTATAGGTTCTGGGCCCATAAATTTTACCTTGTATTTTCCCATTAATCGTAGCAGTGCATTTTTTACACATGCCGTTATTTCGGCTCCCGTCGAACCTAATAATCTGTATTTTATTGCACTCTTTACAAGTAAGTTTTTTAGCCCGTCTTTTTTTACCATTTTGAATAATAAATAAATCATTTTTTGATAAATAATTTTTCCGCAACTTACATATGCACTTTCTGCACAAAATAGAAGGATTACTAACTCTAACAATTTTTTCTTCTTTACAATCTGCACAAATCCTTTTTTTCCCTTTATACTTGTTGCCTTTAAAGTCCGTATATTCTAAAAAATCCGTTCTTTCCCATTTCCTACAACGACCACATATGAGACCCGGATTACTGTCTCTCACTATTTCTTTCTTCTTACACTTGCGACATTCTCTCTCTCTTCCCTTGTATTTTCTTCCCTTTTTGTCTAAATAAAAGACTTTTTCTTCCATTGTGTCCCTAGTATTATATATGGGATCACTATATCATTTCTGTCTTTTTATTTCCGCGTTTTCGTAAACCTCTAATCCTAAGCTTGAAATCCAACTTTTAGACTAGTAATATTCACTTGTGTTGCACTGGCAGAATGCAAACAGTGGATATACGGAACGACAACGTCTCCTGCATCAAAAGTAAACGCTGCAGAAGCTGATGGCGCAGACCCGTTAATCGTATAAGTAACAGCACCAGCTCCATCTACAAGGACCCTGAGAGTATTGGTTGATCCATCCCCTCCCCATGCATCTGTAGTATCAGTTACTGTTTGTCCTCCGGAATTAAGCTCTGTCATCGTTACAATATTAGTCACAGAAGAAGCTGCATTCATTCCAATTGCTGCATAATCAGTATAACTTGCCATTGTCGCGTTGTTTGCTTCAGCTTTTCTAAATCCTATTACATAAGGATCCGCTCCATCCATATCGTTAATATAAAGCCCTACTTCAAAGAAGAAGGCTGCTGATGTACCCACAGTAAAAGCATGTCTAGAATTTGTTCTGGCAGCTCCAAAATTATATTCAGCTCCTTCTGCAGCAGTTAAATCAAGAGAAACAAGCAGCCCATTAGTATCCATTCTTGGTCCAATTATTGTCTGGGTACCGATAATGAATTGTTCCATTAAGACGCCTTGTTGAAGATACATTAAGTTTACATCTCCATTTGCTCCCGTGGCTGCTCCAGCTGTGTTAGCTGCTGTAGTTAAAATAGGACTTTGAGAAAATGATGTAATTTCATCGCCGGAAGCTTCTAAAAACTCGGCATCAATTTCTTTTACGGTTCCAGTAACTGTGATTTCTCCTGTCCCTGCTTGGAGTGTAAGAGAAGCTGCTCCAGTTGTACTACCCATGGTTACCACGTTGGCAACAGCGCCGGTAGCAATATTTACAGTTTTAATGCCTGTTCCACCTGTTGCTAAGTTAGTTGTTTGAGCCCCTGTTCCTGTTCCAATATTGATCGTTCCAGTGTTCGCACCAGTTCCTGAAATGGTGTAGGTTGAAGCTACATTTCCCTCTAAAGTAAAATTTCCCGTTCCAACTAAAAGATCTAAACTAGCAGCGGCAGTAACAGTACCAATCGTAATGACATTTCCTATTGCACCCGTTCCAAGATTAATAGTTTTAATCCCCGTTCCACCAGTTCCAATATCTAATGTTTGGGCTCCTGTTCCTCCACCAATTGTAATTGTTCCTGTCTGAGCGCCTGAGCCACCAATATCGATGGTTCCAGTAGTCATTGCGTCTCCAATTGCAACAGAGCCACCGGTTTGAGTGTTACCTATTGCAATTGTATTTGCTCCAGTCCCTCCAATATTTATGGCATTAGCCATTGCAGCACCGGTTCCAATATTAACAGTTCCGGCTTGACCTGTTTGAGTAAGAAGATTAAGAGCTTGAGTACCTCCTGTAGGCACTCCTCCTAAAATTGTTACTGTTTGAGTACCAGCAGAAGGATTATCACTCATTAATGCAAATGTATCATTTTGAGCAGAATCTCCTCCGCAAACTGTAACTGTTCTTGCAGCTGCTGGAGCAATATCTGCAATCCCTATAGTAGTCACACGAGTATTATTTCCTATTGCTAAAACGCCTGCGCCAGCTGTCCCAACTCCGGACATAATATTTACAGTAGTGTCAGCTGCAGAAGCACCATTAGCGACATTAATTGTTTGAGCTGAAGTATTTACTCCGTTTCCAATAGAAATTGTATTTCCGTCTACACCTGCTCCCATATTAATTGTTTTAGCACCATCTGCATTAGCAATATCTACTTGTTGAGCACCAGTAGAAGGAGAAATCGTCATAGTGCCGGTATTACCCGTAGCTCCAATAGTAATGGTTCCTGAGGTTAGCCCCGTGCCGATTGTCATAACAGTAGTTGCTGCACCAGTTACTGAAAAATTTCCTGTTCCAGCTAAAAGATCAAGTTGAGCAGCACCAGTAACCGAACCTATAGTAATTACATGAGCGGCTGCTGAGCTTCCAAGATCAATAGTACGCGCTGTGGTTCCATTTCCTATCCCAACAGCATTAGCAGAATTGTCTTCAGAAATGCTCACTACACCAGCTGTTTGGGTAAAGGCCCCTGTTACTGTAAGTCCAGTTAGAGTTCCGATCCCTCCATTTGAATCAATGGAAAAAACTTCAGCATCATCCGAATCTGTAAAAGAAACTTTATTAGCCGCAGCATTATCACCCATTTTCATGATTATGTCTTGACCTGATGCGGCATTTATATTCATATCTGTAGCTGCAGCTACTGTATAAATAGGAGAACTTACTGAAGTGGCTAAAGTAATAGCAGCATCCAAATTAAACGTGATTGTTCCTGGTCCAGCTGTTCCTACTGTTGTAATGTTTGTTCCTCCAGTAATCGCAATGGTGCCGCCTGTTGGTGAAATGGCTCCTCCTGAATCACCAGTTAGAGTATCTACATCTGAAGATCCAGGACTCATAAGATTCCACGTTGCACTTCCTCCAGAAACAGCCCCTAATCCATAGATAATTCCTGTTGATGTATCAACCCAAAGTTGACCAAATGCATACCCTGTATCTGCAGTAGTAGGAGCTCGAGTAGATTCTATAGGAGCTTGAGCATAATTGGTAAATTGGGAAGAAGGACTTCCAGATAATACTTGAGGTTGGGTTTTTAATTTTCGGGCCATGGTATTCCTTGGTTTTATCTTTTTTCTTCAAAATATCACGTAATATAGACTTATTCAAAAAATTTTTATATATTTACAAAAA